AACATAACTTCCTCTTCGAAAGCTCTGTCAGACGACTCAGTAGTATAAATCTCAGATGACTGATTTTCATACTGTTTGTATTCCAGGCCAAACAATGCGTTTAAACCTGGCTCTAGTTCTTTAACTAGTTGATTACGTGATATAGCCATAATTTATCCTCCTTAAACGCCAGCAGCACAAATGTTTGCTAATATATGTTCGTATACTTGTACGCGCCATATACAGCCATTTGAGCCGGCGTCTTGGTTGTCTGGGTCTCTGGAGATACCTATTAGTTTAAATTGGTCAGCCGATGTTCCAGGCGCGTCGTATATAGTAGAAGTGGAAACCCAATTAGGGGTTGCACCTGCACCAAGAACTATTTTAGTAGTTCCTCCGACGTCTGCTGCTGCCAACGTACTTGTAGCGTTCCTGATCTCAAATATTTGTTGCGGATCACTGTTAATGAATGCAACAATATCACTAGCTGCCACGCTGGGCATATAGTTAGACCAAGTAGGCTTACTTGTAGTTGGGTCAGTGTAGAACACACCGTTTAATGAACCAATATTGTTTGCTGACGAGTTAGAAGATCTTAAGATCACTCCATCTCCAGTCAACATAACCATATCGTTATGGTACATAGCAGCAGAACCTGATGCTACTAACCATTCACTCAAACCGGCGTTGTTGTCGTTCTGACCTATCTTTGCAATTGGTCTCAATCCGAAACCAGTAGTGCTTTGATTTGCCATAGTTGTCTCCTTAGTGTGACCTGTCCTTGCGGACCTCCAGTCACGGTTAATTTAATCGCTGGTTGGAAAATTTAAATTTTAAGTTTTCTTCCCACCGAAGGTTGTACGAGTTTGTCTATCAATATTGATAGGCATTCCCTTATGCTGTTCCTTCATAAGATCGTTATCGATTGCCTTCATTTGATCAGCGGCTTGATTCATATAATAATCAGTTCGCTGCTTCGCGATCTCTTCTGGTACCCTAGTCAGCACTAGGCCTCCGTGCCCGATAACCCCTGCGTATTTGCCGTCGGTAATTGCTGGATAATCATCTCCTGGAAATTCATCTGATCTTACTAACTCATATCCGGACCTTAAGCGTCCTTGTATGTTTTTCGTATCAACGAATCCTAGGATTTCTACCCTGACCCATCTGTGTCTAAATCCTTCCGGCGCGTTGGGCGTATCTAAGTACGATGGTGGAGCCCAAACTTTTGGTTGCACTTTTGGTGCTACCGTTTTTGCTTGTGATTTTACTTTTGTAGAATCACTTTTAGTTTGACTCGCACGAGTTGGTTTATTTGTATTCATATGCCTATACCTCCTTCGTGTTTATAAGTTGTTTCGCATACTCTTCTAGTGGCACACCTAATTTTCTCGCTATTGCGACTTGAGACGATGTGAGTCTCACTGCTTTGCGACCAGTCTTTGAACTACGCGTTGCAGAAGCAACGTTTTGTGTAGGTTTACTAATCTGTTTTTCTACACCCTTATTACCAAATTTGTGGGGGAATTCAAGTCTTATTCTTTTGTCCACCTCAGAATAATATTCATCTGATTGTGGGTCCATTCCTTCCTCTTCAGTAAGTTTTCTATGTAGATCAAACGCTGTGTAAGTCATGGCATTATCTTTGCCAAACCACTCATTTTTATCAGCCCAAGCTTCCGCTTTAGGGTCTCTTGGGGGTCGTTGTGTTGGTTGTTGTTGTCGAACAGGTCGCTCTTGAGCTTCTTTAGCAGCAGTTTCCTGCATTTGATGCTGGGTCTTTATTTCTGCTAATTTACCTTGTTCATAACCTAATTGTGAAATAGCCGTTAAAGCTTCTACTTCAGCCTTAGAATCTTCACTTTGTCTAGCTGCAGCAAGTTTTGCTTGTGCTGCTGCAAGAGATGAAGAAATTCTGCCTTCCATTTCTGTGGCATAATTTTTATCTAAGGATGTTGCAGCTACTTCATACCTATCTCGTTCATCTTTAACACGTCTAGCATAAGAAATAGCTTCTTCTCGCTGTCTCTCTGCTTCACGCATTTTCTTAGTAAGTTTAGCTATTCTTTTCTTAACTCCTTCAGAATACTCTTCAACTTCCTTAATGTTATCTGGTTGTTTATCACTTTTAGCTTCGTCAGCTTCCTGTGTAACCTTCCCGCCCTCTGATTTTTGAATGTCCTCGCTATCTCGAACATCAGACTGCTCATCAGATTTCTCAGATGTGTCAGCGGGCTGATCATCGTACGTAATATTTGCTTCATCTTTTTTCTCCTCTTTCTCATATGTTTTATCTTCTTCTTTTGGTGTTTCTGGAAGTTCAACACTAGCACCTGGTCCAGATGTATCTAAATCGACCATTGGTTCTTTTGAAATGTTTTCTTCCTTTTCTTTGTCTGGCATAGTTCCTCCTATGGTTAAAATTCGTGGAATATATCTTCAGGGTTTTCCACGGTCGCTAAAACTTCATCGTCATTAAGAAGTCTTATCTCACCCCCATCGATTCTAATTCGTGATCCGGCATATCTTGCAAAGATAATCCAATCACCTTTCTTGCACCAGGGACCTTCTGGGTATCTTTCTTTATCATAGCAGTGTGGGCCCATATCCAAAACTAATCCACAAGTCGATGCTACTTGAGATCGTTCTACTGTTTCGTCTGCTAATAATATTCCTCCTTTAGTTTTATCTTTTTGTTTAAAGGGTAAAACTAAAATTCGCCAACCTGTAGGGGTTGGTAATTTTGCTGATTCTGATTTTAAATCTTGTTCTTGCTGTTTAGTGGTTTTAACGCCTACTAATTCTTTATCTGGTAACTCAATTTTTGGGTTTTGAGTTGATGTTGATAACGGTTCCGTCTTTGTCATTTTGCTCCTTTTTTTGTAGCAGGCTGGATATTTCCTGACTTAAATACTGATACGTTCGTATCTGTCCTAACATATACTGATATTTTTCCATATTGTCAACACTACCTGAAGCCAATGCTGAAACAACATCATCATGTCTCATTTTAATAATTTTTCTTATTTTATCTATAAAGTGGTCTTCTTCCATTATTTTTTTCTCCTTTTTGTTTTTTTTACTGATTTGCTCCCATATTTCTTAGTCCATTTTCTCGCTATTGCTGGTTCCTTTTTCCACAAATATTTTCTTTGTTTTTCTGATTTAAACGGCATCTCCAAACTCCTCTAATACTTTTAAATTTTCTTCTGCTTTTGCAATCTTTTGAATCAATTTATCCACTTCATCAATGTGTTGTGGATGTTCTCCTATTCCAACAGACTGCTCTAAATAAATTTTTAAAGTAGCGTCTGCTTCAGAAATCTGTGCTCTATATCTGTCTTCTAATGCTGTAAGTATGGCTTTTTTCACAACGGCCTTTATTTACCTTTCTTTTTTTTAACCTTTCCGCCTTTTTTATACATAGCTCCACCAGCCATTCCCATGTCTGAAGGATAGTAACCAGATCTTTCGTCTCGTCTCGTTACTCCACCTATTTGTTTTTTTATTCTGCCACCATGACGGTAGTTTGCAATTTTACTTCTTCCTTTAATTTCTTTTCCCGGCATTATTTTTTCTTTAATGCTCTTCCGAAACCGCGTTTCGCACAGCCTGCACCGGTAACTCTTCCACCTGATTTATGACCGATTCTTCCGCCTTTAGCCATTCTTGGCCACGGAGCGTTGTTCCACCAATGTTTTTTATCTGTTTCAACTGGTTTTTTTTCAGGAACAATATTATCTACTTTAGGCGCCGAAGGAACGTCGCCTTCGTACCCCGCTTTTCCGCTTAAAGGTCCGGTATCCCCATAATCAGTTATAGCATTTAATGCTTTAGCTTTTCTTCTTTTAGCTAAAGCTGCTGCACCTAAACCTAGCATTGCTAGAGGAACTGCTTTTTTAGCGAATTTTCTTAATTTCTTTTTCCATTTTCCCATAATGTTATCCTTATATTGTTTTTATTAATT